ACCATCGCCCTTCTGAAGTTCGCCGGGAAGCTCCGCCTTTCCACGCGGAAGGCGTTCCGGGCGCTGGGCATCGCCCGCATTTCCACGCCGGGGGACTTCGAATGAGCGCTGCAAAATCCCGCGTTCACGTGCCCGCCATCCGGGCGAAGTTCGACGCCGCCAGTACGACGGAGGAATCCCTCCGCCACTGGCGCGGGGCGGACAACCTTTCCGCCGACGCCGAACTCCTGCCCGGCATCCGCCGCACCGTCGTCAGCCGCAGCCGCTTCGAAGTCGCCAACAACGGCTTTTTGGGCGGCATCCTGCAAACCCTGGCCGACGACACCGTCGGCACCGGCCCCCGGCTCCAGCTCTACTTCGACGATCCCGCCTACGACATCGACCGCGACGATGAAAAGGAGCGGGCCAAGCTCCAGCGCCGCGAGATCCGGTTCCGGAAGTACTCCCGCCAGATCAAGCTGGCCGCCAAGCTCCGTCTCGCCCGGCTGGCCAAGGCCCGCGACGGCGAAGTCTTCTTTCAGAAGGTCGTCAATCCGAAGATCAGCGGCGTGAACAAGATCGATCTGGTGCTCTACGAGACGGAACAGGTCGGCAGCAATACGCTGAAGGACGTCGAAGATTATTGGAAAACCGGCGTTCCGAAGGAGGTGGACGGCATCCTCTTCGACCGCAACGGAAACCCGACGCAGTACCGCTTCTGGCGGATCCATCCCGGAGCGATCAACGGCATCGGCAGCCTGACCGACTTCTATCTCGTTCCCGCCGACGCCGTGATCCACTACGCGAATTTTACCCGCCCCGGCCAGCACCGCGGCTTCCCGGAGATCGCCGGGGGCCTGACGGTGTTCAACGACCTGCGCCGCTACGCCAACGCCGTCGTCTCCGCCGCCGAAACCGCCGCCGTCATTTCCCTGATCCTCGAAACGGACACCATCCCCGACGCGGAGGACTACGATCTGAGCGATGAGATAAATGATGAGGGCAAGCGCGTCCGGCAGATCCAGTTCACCGACGTGGTCCCGATCGCGAAAAACGCCGGTGTGGCGCTGGCCGAAGGCTGGAAAGCCCACCAGCTGAAAGCGGAACAGCCCACCAGCACCTACACCGCCTTCGTCGATGCGAAGCTGAACGAGGCGGCCCGCGCTCTGTCCATGCCTTTCAACGTGGCGAAGGGGAACTCCAGCGGCTACAACTACGCGTCGGGTCGACTGGATCATCAGGTGTACCACCGCAAGATCATCATCGAGCGCCGGGAGATCGAGGAGACGATCCTCGACAACCTCTTCGAGAGCTGGGAGGAGATCGACCGGATGTGTTTCCCGGAGGATTACGATTTCGAATTTTCGATTGATCACACGTGGATGTGGGACGGTTTTCAGCACGTGGATCCGGCCAAAGAGGCGAGCGCCCAGGCGTCCCGTCTGGCCAGCGGCACGTCCACGCTGCAGGAGGAGTGCGCCGCCAGCGGCAAGGACTACGAAGTGGTCCTTCGCCAGCTGGGGCATGAGGAGAAATTGAAGAAGAGATACGGCCTTTCGGCGGCGGCCCCCGCCCCCGGAGCCGGAGCAACCCCAGGAGGAATCGACGATGAAGAGTAACCCCGCCGCCGCGCCGGAAAAGCGCCTGCTGCTGGTGACCGCCGCCGCCGGGATCGGCAGCGACCTCACCCGCGTGGAAGGAGTGGCCTATTCGGGCGGCACCTATACGCAGTGGTGGAGCGATGCCCCCTGCGTGACCGATCTTGCCGGGCTGGAGATCGCCCCGCAGATCCCGCTGATGTACAACCATATCAACGATCCGGAATTCCGCCTCGGCGAATTGACCGTCACCAAGAGCGAAACGGCCCTCATCGTTTCCGGCGGCATCGACCCCGAAAGCGAAAGGGGCGCGGAAATCATCGCCGCCGGGAAGAAGTGCGAATGGCAGCTTTCCCACGGCGCTGAGATCGTCGAAGCGGTCAAAGTTCGGAAAGATGAAAAGCGCACCGTCAACGGGCGCGAGTTCGCAGGTCCCCTGCTCGTCATCACCAAGGCGGTGCTGCGGGAGATCTCCGTCGTCGCCATCGGTGCCGATGCGGACACCAGCCTGCGGATCGCGGCTGGTTTCGGTAAAAAACCCCTCAACCCCATTTCCAACGAAGGAGGAAACATGGAGAAGAAAGAACCCGTCAAGCAGGACGTGAACGCCGCCGCGGTGGTCCCCGCCGCCGATCCTGCGAAGCCCGCCGTGAGCGCCGGTGCTCCGGCTCCCGCCCCCGCCACCGTTCCCGCCGCCGATCCCGCGGATGTGAAGGCCGCCGCCGAAACCGCCGTCAAGGCGGAGCGTGAACGTGTCGCCGAAGTCCGCGCCGCCCTGAAGGACTATCCCACTCTCGTCGACAAGGCCATCTCCTGCGGCTGGACCGTCGACCACTGCAAGGAGCTCGTCGAAAACGTGAAGAGCGTCATGGCCGGACTTCCCCAGACCGGCACCAACATCATCGTCAAGGACAAACCGCAGACCTCCGCCGCCGTGCTGGAAGCCGCCCTCGAATTCCGCGCCGGGATCTCCGAAAAGGTCATCGTCGCCGCTCACGGCGAGCAGGTCACCGAGCAGGCCGATAAGATGCGGGGCCTGACGCTGAAGGAAGCTCTGATCGCCGCCTGCGGCCTGAAGGGCATCCACGTCGGCGTCACCATCGACCACGATGTGATCCAGGCGGGCTTCTCGACCACCGATCTGCCGTTCCTGCTTTCCAACGTGGCCCACAAGGCCATGCTGAAGGAGTTCGAAGCCTATCCCGTCATCGCCACGAAGCTCTGCTCCGAAGGCGACCTCGCCGACTACAAAGAAGCCCTGCGCGTCCGCATGACCGACATCGGCGATCTGGAAGCGGTCCCCGTCGGCGGCGAAGTTCCGAACAGCACCATCGGCGAAGAAGGCGCGACCAACAAGGCCGAGCGCTACGCCAAGGCGTTCTGGCTGGATGAAGCGCTGATCATCAACGACGATCTGGGCGGTTTCCTGCGGATCCCGAAGATCTTCGGTGCCCGTGCCGCCCGGAAGATCGACAAGGTGTTCTTCAGCAGGCTTCTGGCCAATCCCGTGCAGGCCGACGGCAACGCCCTCTTCAGCGCCGCGCACCGGAACTATCAGGCGGGCAGCTCCTACGCGCTCAGCCTCGAAGCCCTGAAGTCCATGCGGACCCTCTTCCTGAATCAGGTCGATGCCGACGGCGAGCCGATCTCCATCGTGCCCAAGTTCCTCGTCGTTCCCACCACCCTCGAAGCCGCCGCCCAGGAGCTGGTCAACAGCGTCCTCATCGTTTCCGGCGAGAACAAGACCCAGGGCAACGCCAACGTGGTCAACCGCTGGAACCTCGAAGTTGTGTCCAGCCCCTACCTCGAAAACGCCAAGTATCCCGGCTACTCGACCACCGGCTGGTATTACTTCGCGGATCCCGCACAGGTGGACACCTTCGAGATCGGCTATCTCCGCGGCCAGAAGGTCCCCACTGTCGAGCGCGGTCAGTTCGATCTGTCCCACTTCGGCGTCAGCTATCGCGTCCGCTTCGACTTCGGTATCCGCGAACAGGACTTCCGCGGCATGACTTTCGCCCCCGGCGTTGCTTCGAGCAGCAGTTCCAGCAGCTCCGCCAGTTCCGAAAGTTCTGGCGATTGATGATCCTCGCCGGGGCGGCTGAAACCGTCCCGGCCTGATCCGCAAACTTCAATTTTTTCAATGAAAGGGAAATGAAATGAAAACGATCCGCAAAGGCAGCGGCAAGCAGTTCACCGTCACCGCCGTCAACGCCATCGCCGCGGGTGACGTGGTCATCGCGGGCAGTCTCCACGGCGTGGCCCCCTACGCCATCCCCGCCGGAGCCGTCGGCGTCGTCGAGCGCGAAGGCGAGTTCGAGGCCGTGTATGACGGCGGGGCCAACGCCAACCAGGGCGCTGCCGCCTATTGGAACGCCACCACCGGCCAGGTCACCACCACCTCCAGCGACAACACCGCCATCGGCTACTTCGCAGCGGCGGCCACCACCGCCGACACCGTCTGCCGGGTGATCCTCGCCTGATAGGATTTCGTGGGATATGAATTCGATTTTCGGGTCCGGGGAGGCGCTGATGAACCAGGCGTTCAACTTCGCATCCTCGCCCGTCGACTATTACCGGGAAGGGAAGCTCCTTGCTTCTCAGGTACCGGCGAAGCTCGGAAGGACCGTTTTCCGGTATGAAAACCCTGCAGGGGTCACGGTTCGGACCGAACAGCGCGACTTTATTTTAAGGGCCAGTGACATTCCCAGTCTTTCGTCGCCCCGGACGGGGGATGAAATTGTCCTGTCCGGTGAAGTCTTTGTTGTTTGCGCTCCGAATGGGGAGCCTTGCTGGCGCTGGCATTCGCGCCTTTCCCGGACCGAAATTCGTATTCACGCCAAATCCGCCGGACCTGTTCCTTCGTCGTCCTCGTCGTCGTCCGGATGCCCCTATTGCCCGCCGTGGAGAAAAGGGTGAAAAATGCAGAACCTCGCGCTCAGATTTGCCGATGAAATTGCGAGTTTCCTGAACGGGAAATTCGTCGGCATGGAACAGCTTCGCAGTTATCGCAAAATTATCTGGGAAAACAGTCTGGCCGAATCCAAGGATCTGACCGCCGTCGTGGTCCCTCACGGCGTTGAATGCAAGATCAGCGACCGCAGCCACGAATTCGAATGGGCCGTGCAGATCGACGTCGGCATCTGCCGCCGCGCAACGGAACACGAGATGGAACATCTGCTGAGTCTCGTTCAGGAGATCGGCGAAATGTTCGAGGGCAAGACGTTCAACAACGCATGGCATGGCGTCTGCATCGGGGTGGATTATGCGCCGCTTTACGCCACGGACTTCTGGATTCAGAGCCACTGTTTCCTTTCGGTCATGGTTCTGACGATCAAGGTGTTCAAATGATCGGGACGGAAACGAAAGTCACCATGGACACGGGCGGCCTGACCGCCCTCATCGAGCGCGGCAGCAAAAAAGCGATGTACCGCGCCTCCGGACTGCTCATGCGGATGGCCCGCCAGAAGATCCGCTATCGGTCCTACATGATGAAATCTGATCCGGGAAATCCGCCTTTCAAGCACATGACCGGGGCCAACAGCTTCAGCCACTCGATCCGCTTCGCCGTCGACCCCAATGGGATGACGTCTGTGATCGGTCCGGAGCGGCAGGCGAAGCCCGGCAACCCCGGCGGCCCCGCGCCGCACACGCTTGAATTCGGCGGCATTTCCGCACCGGGCAATAATACTTTGTGGTTTACTCAAAGTAAAAGAGTCCCGCCGGGGGTTACGACCGTGAGCCAGGTTGCAGATTTCTTCAAATCGTGGGGCTGGGGGCCGTTGTTCTTGGATGAAAACAGGGACGTTGTTGCAGCCGGGGTCGGGCGAAAATGGTCACGCAGGATAAGCCATAAAAAAGCGCCGATTTTTAAGTCGAAGCCGCTTCAGTTCCGGACCGTGTACTATTTTTCGGTAAAGATGCGGACGATGCGGCAGGCCCGCCGGGCGGCCGAGAACGCCGTGAAGTACTTCGGGTATCCGGTCGTCCGGTCCGGGACCGTCAAGGCCCGCCCTTACATGGGACCTACGCTCGTTGAAAATTTCGAAAGGATCCACGTCTTCTGGCGTGATGTTGTTTAATATCCCACACTCAACTTTAGAAAGGACCAGCAAATGGTAAAAATCGGACTCGAATGCAAGCTCTACCGCGGCACCGCGGGAGACACCGCCGCCACCGAAGTGAAGAAGGTCGGCGACGTCACCATCACCCTCGACAAGGGTGAAGCCGACGTCACCACCCGCGATTCCAACGGCTGGAAGCAGCTTCGCGGCACGCTGAAGGAGCTTTCCGCGGAATTCAACATCAAGCACGATCCGACGGATGCGACCTACCTCGCATTCCAGGACAGCTATCTGAACGGCACGCCGCTTTCGCTTTTCTTCTCCGACGGGGACGGCAACGGTCCCGAAGCGGACTGCGAAGTCTTCAGCTTCGGCGAAGATCAGCCCCTCGACGGCGCGGTCGTGAACAAAGTCACCGTGAAGCCCACCGATGCGGGGCGTGCCCCGATCTGGCGCGGCGCGGGCGGATCCTCATCTTCCTCGTCTTCCTCGGCGAGCTGATGCCCGGCCCTTCCGGGTCGGTGCCGGAGCTGGTCTCTTCTCCTGTCCCAGCTCCGGTTTTTTTATAACCTCTCAAAAAAGGAAAGGAAAAAGGAATGCAAAGTTTCAGAGACAATCGAGGCCGCGTCTGGGGGCTTTCCGTCACCGTGGCCACCATGAAGCGCGTCCGGGCGCTGTGCAGCGTGGACCTCTACAAGGTGATCGAGATCGAAGACACCGGGGAGCCGCGCTCCGAACTCCTTACGAAGCTCTACAACGATCCGATCCTGCTGGTGGACGTGCTCTACGCCGTCTGCAAGCCCGAAGCGGACAAGCTGGGCGTGTCGGACATCGACTTCGGTGAAGGGATGGCCGGTGACGCCGTCGATGCCGCCGCCAACGCCCTGCTGGACGAACTGGTAAATTTTTTCCCGGCGGTGAAGAAGATGGCGCTGGAAAAGGCGCTTCAGGCGACTCGTCGCTTCATCGCCGCGAAAAAACAGCAGCTGACGGCGCTTCTGACGGATCCGGAACTGGACAAGCGCCTCGACTCCGAGCTGGCCAGGTTAGACGCCTCGTCCTCGAATACGCAGGCGTCGTCGGAGTCGACCCCGATCCCCTGACGCTCCGCGAACTCGACCGGATGCAGGAGGCCCGGAAACGGGAAATGTGGTGGCACACCGCTTCGATTCTTGCGGAGATCCATAACATCTTCGCCTCTCCGGGCCGTCAGGTGACCGCGACCGACTGTCACCCGATGGAAAAGGAAAAGCCTCCCGCGATGGTCCTGAAGACCGGGCAGTTCGGCGTCCTGAAGGGCATTTTCGGCTGCAAGTAAAAAAAGGTCCCCCGGCGAAGGGTGAAAGCTCCCGCCGGGCCTTTTTTCGGGATTTTTCCTTCCGCGCCGGGACATTTTTTCCGGTTGCGGGATAA